ATCTGATTCACGATTTAGACCTGGACTTAGCGGTTTGTTTCCGCGAAGTTCAACTGAGTCAGGAATCGTAGACTATTGCACGCTTTTACAGGTGCCTAGTTTCCGTAAGATCTTCAAAGAGTATTGGATGCTGTTTGATCCAGTATTCGATGGAATTGACGTTAATTCTTATACGAATTCAATGTTTATCAGGGATGTAACTCCTGATCAACGTATTCGTAGTCAGAATTATCCTGCAATGGGAGGTGAAGTTCACTTCCTTATGCAAGAAGGTGGAAAAATGCGTAGTATTGCATCTCCTCATCTCGTCTTTCAATTGGCTTTACAGCCTCTTGGTTCTTCGATTTACTCGATTGTACAGTCGCTTCCTTGGGATTGTACTTTTGATCAGTCCAAAGCAGTACCGTTTGTGCAGTCTGCTCTACAACAAGGATCAACGGTTCATTCTGTTGATCTCAGTTCAGCTACAGATCATTTTCCAATGACCGTGCAGCTTTCCTGTCTCCGTTCGTTATTTGGCAATCAACCAGATATCGAATTATTCTTAAAGGTTAGTCGGATGTATTGGTTAACCTCTGAGAATGATATGATTCGTTGGAAACGTGGCCAACCTCTCGGATTATATCCGAGTTTTGGTTCGTTCACAATGACTCACGGATTCTTGTTGTGGTACTTAAATAATCAATCTTTTAACAATGATTTCTTTGTTCTCGGTGATGATGTTATCATCTTGAACAATGATCTCTATGTTAAATATATTGATTGCTTAAATACCATGTCATGCCCGTGGTCTTCAGAGAAATCAATTTCTTCTAACAAACTCGGTGAGTTTGCTGGAAAATTGATTACATCATCATCTGTTATTCCGATGATGAAGTATAAGAAGTTATCTAATGATAATTTCTTAGATATCTGTAGACTATTAGGTCCTCGTTCAAGTATTTTATTAAGTAAACCTCAGAAGAGAGTTTATGATGTTGTTTGTCATTTACTCCCTCCGTTTGGTTTGAACTTCTCATATCCTGGTAGTAATTTTTCCAAGATGTTTGAAGCTACTAATAAAATCTTTAAACCATCGGTCGCAGTCGTTGCGTCCTTGATGGGGCTATCTTCCGTCGTCCGTAAGAACATCTACGGAAAACGAATTGTTAAGAATGTTCCAATAAATTTGGAAAATTTATTAGAACTTCTTTCCACTTTCGACGAGAAAGTAGTTGAGGTCCTTCAGACTCTCGTTCCATGGGAGTTCTGGAAACGATTTCAAGGGTCTCCGATCCTTGAAGGGTATGCTGGAGTACCTTCGGCAATCAGTGATAACACTGTGTTGCCTCTGAAGTCGATGCCCTTACGGGTTACGACTTTAAAACGGTATCAGGCTATACTAGCCCATAGAGTGTAGACTCCTCATCACTCGAATGACC